AATTTGATCCGGGTACGTTGTTTGTGCACTATGTGGAACTGGGCAAAGACTTTGCAGATTTATATGAAGATGGGTTGTCAATTGATTATGCTGGATACAAAAATTTGCACTATTATAGTGGTGAAGCCTCGGTAATGTTTGATGCATACGATTGTTTCAAACAAGCGGGATTTGTTGACTGGATCAAAAGCCATGGCTTTGATTACTTGGATAAAAGATTGGGGCACGGTAAAATCCCATTGGGTACGCTGGACTCTAATGCCGAACAATTGTTAAAACAGTATCAATATATTAAAGAAATTGTAGTCCATGAGTGATGTAAAGTCAATTGGATTCGCATTGGATCCCAATAATGTTCCCAGTTTTTTATTGGATTGGGAAATAACCAAACTATGTAATTTGGATTGCAGTTATTGTGGCACCGGGCATGACAATAGTACGCAACATCCTCCTTTGGCTGAATGCTTAAAGACTATTGATTTTATGTATGAATATGTGAATCAATATATGCAACATAAAAAGCCAAGTCAGCGTAAAGTTATATTAAATGTATATGGCGGGGAGAGTTTGTTCCATCCCAACATTGTTGAAATCCTGGAAACCTGCAGATCAAAATATCAACAATACAAAGATAAATGGTACTTGACAGTTATTAATACCACAAATGCCATTGTGGGCAAGAATCAGTGGGCACGAATAATCCCTCTAATAGATGAGTTTACAGTGAGTTATCATGCAGAGAATTTACCCAAACAAAAAGAACTATTCAAAACAAATCTATTAGAACTGCAAAAACAAAACAAAAGGTTTAAGTGCGTGGTTATGATGCACAAAAATTATTGGAACGATGTATTGGATATAATTGAGTTCTGCAAAATCAACGCTATAAATTATGTAGCAAAGCCCATAGATGGAGTCAATTACTCGTATTCCCCGGAACAATTTAAAACCCTCAAAACATTTTGGATGCAATCAGTTCCAATTAGCAAACAATCTGATTATAAAAAGACCATAGACAAAGTGGGCGAGACCGCTGATTCTAGTCTAAATCAAGGTCGTAGTTGTTGTGGTGGACGTAAACTAAGCATCAATAATGATTTGAAGAGTTCTGTTGGGTTCGTACCCAAACAGGGTTTTAGGGGTTGGAGTTGTAGTGTAAATTGGTTCTTCTTATTCATTGATCAACTCAAAGGAGAAGTGTATACTAACAAAGATTGCCGCACCAGCACGACAAATCTAATAGAACCTTTGGGATATTTGTCAAATCCCAATCAAATATTAGACACATTGAAAACACAACTTGCATCAAATATGCCCATTATACAATGTATCAAAGATATCTGCGTATGTGGGTATTGTGCACCCAAAGCACAGGACAAAAAAGACTTTATGGACTTAATTAGGCGAAATGTACCCGTTGACATATTCGCTAAAACATGTTAAACTTATTAAAAGGAAATTATTATGGGCAAACCATTCGACGTAAGCAAATTTAGAAAATCAATCACAAAAAGTATTGACGGAATCTCCGTGGGCTTCAATGATCCCACTGATTGGATCAGTACCAACAACTATGCACTCAACTATTTGATCAGTGGAAATTTTAATAACGGAGTTCCACTGGGCAAGGTCACTGTGTTTGCCGGAGAAAGTGGTGCAGGTAAAAGTTTTATCTGTAGCGGTAACTTGGTGTCCAATGCACAAAAACAGGGTATCTATGTTATCTTAATTGACACAGAAAACGCCCTGGATGAAAAATGGCTACACGCTTTGGATGTGGATACAAGCGAAGACAAATTACTCAAGTTAAACATGGCCATGATCGATGATGTTGCCAAAATGATCAGTGAGTTTGTCAAAGAATACAAAGCAATACCCGAAGCAGAACGCCCCAAGGTATTGTTTGTTGTGGACAGTTTGGGCATGTTGTTGACACCCACAGACGTCAATCAATTTGAGGCAGGCGACATGAAGGGTGACATGGGACGTAAGCCCAAGGCATTAGCGTCATTGGTGCGTAATTGCGTTAATATGTTTGGTAATTTAAACATCGGATTAGTGACAACTGCACACACATACGCAAGTCAAGATATGTTTGATCCTGATGACAAGATCTCTGGTGGACAGGGTTTTATCTATGCAAGTAGTATTGTAGTTGCTATGCGTAAGTTAAAGTTGAAAGAAGACGAAGACGGTAACAAGGTCAGTGAAGTAAACGGTATCAGAGCCGCTTGTAAGATTATGAAAACACGCTATGCCAAACCCTTTGAAAGCGTACAAGTAAAGATTCCCTATGAAACAGGTATGAATCCCTATAGCGGGCTAGTGGATCTAGTTGAAGGCAAGGATCTTTTAAAGAAAGAAGGCAATAGTTTGGTATATACTACTACTGATGGAGAAATTATCAAGAAGTTCCGCAAAGCATGGGAACGCAATGACGATGGATGCTTGGATAAAGTTATGGCAGACATTACTGCTAATCCGCACAAACTTGGTAAGAATACGTTAGTTGAACAACCAGAAGAGGAAGTAGCAGAATGAGCATAGAAGTAGATGTGTTGGTTGAAACCTACACAATTTTAAAACAGTATATCCCGGTAAAGGATCGTCAAGAAGCCGCAGACAATTTAATGAGTGTTATGGTTGACATGTTGGGGGATGAAGAATTAAGAGAATTTGGATCCACTGACGGTAGTCTAAAAAAGGCACTCAAAGAGTATGTAGTCGAAGAAGAGCCCGATGTCGACGAATACGACGAATAGTTATTGTAATCAAAAATTTTGGTGGTTGACAGTAGAGCCCGAGCGCAACTCAATGATGAGTTGTTGTTCGGCATCTGCCCATCGTATCGATTTGAATTGGTTAACGGACAATCCGGGTGAACTATTTAACACACCCACGTTGGTGTCTGAGCGTGAGCAAATGCTTGCGGGCATATATGTGCCCAGTTGCGAAGCCACTTGTTGGAGTGCGGAACGCAAAGGGTTGCCCAGCAGGCGCACTATAATGCAATCGGATCAATTGACCCACAGCCAAGTTCACTCAACTCCTCAAGTCTTGCACATAAACTTGGGCAGTGACTGTAACTTAACTTGTAGTTATTGTTGTAAACAGTACAGCACCGCTTGGATGCGTGACATACGTGATAGTGGCACATACTTGCCTGATGATCGTTATACGCTAAACACCAACGATCACATAGTGCTTAAATTGGGACAAAGTATTAAAAATACCAGCAGTTATAAATTAGTTTTATCCGAGGCAAAAAAGTTTAAGAATGCTCGAGTTGAAATTACTGGCGGTGAACCTTTTCTATACAATGACCTAGCAGAGATCGTCTCAGTATTCCCCCAAGCAAACATTTTTACCGGACTGGGTGTTGATTCAAAACGATTGGCAAGAATACTAGACACCCTACCCGATACTGTTACATTTACAGTAAGCGCAGAGACTACGGGTAAGTTGTATGAATTTAATAGATATGGCAATACGTGGGCCAAGTTTGAAACAAACCTAAATTTATTAAAACGTTTTAAATACAACTTCTGTAGTGTCATTAGCAATCTAACAATACATGGATATGATAAATTTAAAACAGAGTTTGGTACTGCTAATGACATAGTAAACTTGTGCACTGATCCCGATTACTTGAGCGCAAGCGTAATGGATGATGTTAGTAAACAATCAATAAAGGGGTTCAGTGATACTATAGCAGTACAACCTACAGTAGAGCAAAAAACAAATTTAAAAATATACCTAAAAGAATTCGCAAAACGCAGAAACCTATCACTGGCAGTATTGCCTGATACATTTGTAAACTGGATCAATGAATAAGTATTTTCCAATCAAGACAGAAACTGCATGCCAACTTAAATGGACTTGGAGCACAGTATATTTGTATGAGGGCAACACCAACAGTTGCCATCGTGTGAGCAAAAGTTCTATAATAGATGACTTTGCTTCTTTTCACAATACACCAAAAAAGATTGCCGATAGAGAACTCATGTTACAGGGCTTGTGGCCCAGTGGTGGATGTGAATACTGCAAAAAGATAGAAGATGCGGGCGGTGCCAGTGATAGAATAATGCAGTCACAGATACCAAATCTAGTTCCCCAAGAATTAGAAATTGACGCAACTGCAACGTCAGTTACTCCGCGCATACTAGAGGTATACTTTGACAATGTATGCAATATGAGTTGCATATACTGTACGGACAAATTCAGTAGCAAAATACAACAGGAAAATAACAAGTTTGGACGATTTAGTCAAAGCGGAGTAGTAATAGAAAATACATCGCTAAAGAACACCAAGTTCGATAAATTGACCAAAGAATTTTGGCAGTGGTTAGACACCCATTACTCAAGCCTACGCAGATTGCACATACTGGGTGGTGAACCCTTTTACCAAAAGCAGTTTGATGTGTGTTTGGAGTTCCTAAACACGCACACAAACAGAGATTTGGAATTTAACATAGTAAGTAACCTAATGGTGGCTCCTGACAAATTCAAAGACTATATACTGCAAATAAAGGATTTAGTAATCAAGCGTAAGATAAAAAGATTAGACATCACGGCCAGCATTGACTGCTGGGGCACCGAACAGGAATATATACGTAGCGGGTTAGATTTGGCACAATGGCAACAGAACTTTGAATTTTTGGTTAGAGAAAAGTGGATCACTTTAAATATAAATCAAACCATATCAGCATTGTCGATTCCCACAACTTTGGATTTGATTAAATATATAAATACCCAACGAAAGCATAGACCAATCGGGCAATATTTTATGTCAGTTACTGCACCATCTTATTTGAGTCCGGATATCTTTGGCGATATATTTGAAGATTACTTTCAAGCAATATTAAATGAGATGCCTGACCTGATATCAAAAGACTATATGAATGGGATAAGATTACAGATTAAAAATTCTAACCGAAACGCTAGCGAAATTGCCAAATTGATAGTATACTTAACAGAACTAGATCGTAGGCGCAACACAAATTGGCGCACAACATTTCCATGGTTAGAACAAGAGGTTAAAGATGTGGTATAACAAAGTCGTGGCAAATTTAGGAGAAATCCCAAATTTTATTGACTACTATGAGCACGAACTTATCGGAGCCAAGGGCGAGATTAAGATACAGGGCAATGTAGAACGTGCATTGAGTAACCTTCCGGGACTCACTGAACATAGATTTAATCAGTTGCAGGAAATTGAAGCAGTTCTAAATTACTTAAATATACAATTACGTAAAATAAGGCAAACGCATTATAAAAAATATTTGGAAGCTTATGCAAGAGCACTGACCAGCAGGGATGCTGAAAAGTATGCAGAAGCCGAAGACGAAGTTATCGACATGGAAACGATAATTAATGAAGTAGCCCTATTGCGTAACAAGTGGCTGGGCGTAATGAAAGGCATAGAGAGCAAAAACTTTATGCTGGGGCACGTGGTTCGTTTGAGAACTGCGGGAATGGAGGATGTGGTGGTATAATGGATTGGCGCGAACGTGCAACCGAATTGCTAGAAGAATACGATGCGTGTTGTCGTGCACGTCCGTATCATAATGCATTAGACGTTGAGATAGCAAAAGAAAGTTGTGCCGTTTGGGCCACACACCTGGCCACACAACGTGCCTGGGGCGAGCCCAATGATATAGCCGAAGCCTGCTATCAACTTGAACCCCGCCTTAAAAAATTTAAAGAAACAGTAGTATTGGATATATTAACAGATGGATCAATTTAAAAACCCGCAAGAAAGTCACAAGCATAGTCTAGATATATTAAACATCCTATATGAATATGATTCATTTATGGATAGTATTGAAGTTGTTGCAGATATGGGTTGCGGTACTGGATTGGATGTAGAGTGGTGGGCTACACTGAATACACGAGACGATCCGCCGGAGCCGCATAGTTATCTCTGCTATGCTGTGGACAAAAACATCAAACAATTGGATCCAGAAATATTAAAGGCGAATCCCAATATAGTTCCTATTCAGGGAGACTTTAGTTCAAATCGATTAATCCCCAGACAAATAGATCTGTTATGGTGCCATGATGCATTTCAATATGTAATGAACCCGTTAGATACCCTGCACCTATGGAACAACAACATGAATGTCAATGGGATGATGGTATTGAGTCTCCCACAACACCAAACCTATGAGTTTAATAGAATAAAGACTCGCAGTTTCAGTGGATGTTATTATCACTACAATGTATGTAATCTAATGTATATGTTGGCAGTCAACGGATTTGATTGCAGAGATTGTTATGTTTGGATGGATACAAACAACAGTTGGATGCACTTTGCAGTCTATAAAAGCATAGATCCATTAGATCCCAAAACCACAACTTGGCATGATCTAATAGATCTAAGACTGGTCAATGACAGTGTGATGAACTGCATCAACAAATATGGTCATGTTCGCCAAGAAGAACTGCTATTTACGTGGTTGGACAAGGACTGGCGCTTCGCGAAAAACTAATAAATACTAGACTATGAATACTATCCGCGACCTATTAAACAAACTAGAACAAATTAACGAAGCCTCGGTATCAGATCTAGGCAAATATCCCTATGGAACCACTTACTCACTTAGTGATGGAGTCAAGGGACAACAGTTGGGTGCCCAACTTGCTACTCATGGAATCAATACAGATGATCCGATCACTGTAGTTGATCCTTCCGAAGTTTCGCCTGATTCTATAGAGATACAAATAGGTAGCGGAAAAACTCAATGGGTATTCAAGGATATAAACGAGCAATATTTTGTTATCAACGGAACACCTGATTCCTATTTTGTACATGCGGGCAATTTGGCAAATCGTGGAGAACTTGCTGAGGGTATTCTTGGTGCGGCCATGTTTGCTAAATTTACCAAGCGTGAAAGTGCAGAAGATATTGGTATAGTAACATCCGGGGACATAGTTTCAGTGCTGGACAAATTAAAAAATGTTGGTGAAGATACTTACCAAGTTGATGTCGAGGACAGTAACCATAAACATGCGGACCGTGTTACATTTAAATTGGTATTAAAAACAAAACCCTATCAAGACTTAATGGATCCAGCAAAGCGCGACCTACTAAAGCACGAATACTCTAGTGCAGCCGCTTATGTTAACAGTGATCGTGCAGAACGTTATAGCAAATATTTTTACTTAAACGGTCGTGCCGATGATATTGCGATTATTTGTGATGGTGCCGCCAGTGAAAGCAGTAGTAAGATTGATGTATGGGTCGCTATTAGAGATCCTGAAACTAATACTATGCGCCGATTGAAACTTAACGCAAGTTTAAAAGCAGGACCAGTAAAACAGTTTGGCCAAGTGGGCGGCAGTAGTACTGACAGTATGCTTAAACTTTGGGGTTACTTTGGTATTGATGTAACTCCTTGGTTAAAGGAATATGAAAAAGCACAGGGCAAGGATCAATTTGACGCACTGAAAATGATGTATGCAAAGGTTGCTAAAAGATTGGCTGCTGGTCTTAAGAAATCCGGACCCAAAGGCGAAGCAGAATTCGTGGCACACGTGGCCAAAGCAGTCACATTTTTTGCTACCCTAGATGATCCGGCAGTTGAGTTGGTGCAATTTGACAAGGGCGGATTCAAAATCTTACGTTTCAAGAACCTAGTTGAAAAGTTTAAATCAGTTGACATGACTGCTACTTTTGTTGACACCAAAGCAAGACCTGAAATCAACATCCATGATGTAAATGATCCCAAAAATATATTGATCACCATTCGCGCCAAAATTGAAACTAAAAAGACTGGTGAAATATACGTTAGAAACATCATTGAAAAGGGTAAACTTTTAGAAGAACTAACCAAGGTTCAAACTAAATCTTGGGGCGACGAACAAGCGGCAGCCAAAGTTGCACGAGCAGGCACTGCACATACAATTGGTGCAGATGTTTTGGGTAAGTCTAAAAAGACCTCCACTGCCAATTTGGGTAGAGAGCGCAGATAATCACTTGACATACTATGTTGTATAGTATATACTACACTATACAACGATTTTCAAGGAAAAATAATAATGGATATGGATCAAGCAAGTGTATTCTTGGCGGGATCGATTTTGACCTGTTTGGGTTTTGTCGTGATTGCTATAGCAGTACTGGTAATTAATAACTTATGTGCAAAATATTGGAAGCCAGTCAAATGGATGCGCTTTGAAGACGTGCCTCCAAGATTTATGGAACCACATGAAGTTGTGGCAAATACTGCACCCACAACAACAACTACACCCTCACAACAATAAATTTTCTCTATTAAGTCAATAAAAATATATTTGGCAAAAACCTATTAAATCGCTTGATTTAATTGTTAAATACTATTACAATAACAACATTAGTGAAAACACTAATACAGTTTTCAATTTAACATTAAAGGAGAAAATTATGAAAACAATCGGCGATAAATTAACTCACTTCGCAGTAACAGGCGTTAAGCCAGGGCAACCAGAAGATGCTTTCTTCACAATTGATGAAACATCATTTGCAGGCAAATGGAAAGTAATCGTATTCTATCCAAAATCTTTCACTTTTGTTTGCCCCACAGAAATAGTTGGATATGACAAACTGTATCAGGATTTTGAAGATCGTGATGCTGTATTGTTAACAGGAACAACAGATAATGAATTTTGTGTCGTA